TCCATCTTTGTATATTAGATTCATTATCAAATATTGTACCATTAGGTGCTAATTCATTATATGTATTAGATAATGTAGCAGTATCTCCACTAATTTCTACAATTTCCCCAACTAAATCTGCTGTTAGTGGTTTGGCATTTACAACTGAATCAAATTCTGTTATTTGAACTTGAACATTTTCTACCCACAAAACTCCTTCAGGACCATATTGACCATATACATAAAGAGTAGTGGCCTTATTTAAATTCCAATCTTCTTCAACCGTTCCAGTCCAACTTACTTGTTCCCATTCTCCAGTTTTAGAAACGGCTTTATATCTTAAAAATTCTCGTTCAAAAGCTGTTTTACTTCCTTCTCCCATTGAATCTTGGTTGTTTCCAATATTTTCTCCCCAAGTAACATTTCCATCACTTTTCTTGTAATGGTGTAATCCCACCATTGCACCTTTACTTGGTGTATCAGATTTTTGAGACCAACTAACTGTAATTTGGTCGCCTGGTTTGATTCCTTGTGCTATCATTGAATGTGGTAATGTTTGTGAAATACCCATCCATCTATGTGCTAATGTAGTAGGTCCATTACTTGTATTTGCTGTTTTATGGTCACCTTCATAATCTATATGATTAGGTGTACCATACTGAGAATTTTGGTCGATGAACTTCATAGCAACTCCACCGAATTCACCATCACCATTTACCCATTTTGCGTGATGTCCTATCCAACCACTATGCCAAAATGACCTTTCATTTATTATATCTGTATTACCACCCCAATCAAATGAATTAAATCCATCTGACCATCCCTGTGGTTTTACTGCATCAGACCTTAAAATTGGATCTGGAAATTTCCATATAAAATCAGTTACAGAAGTTTCGGGAGTCCATTCCCAAACTAAATCTTGATTGTCTGTTTTTTCAGTTGCCCAAATATATTTTGATTTTTTTAATTTACCACCAGCTTTTAGTGAACTTGCATTTGTCTCTGTCCAATTTAAATCATCTGGGTTTGTAGAATTTGATATAATTTTAAATGGACCTGATGAATCGGAATAAGTAATTAATTCATCTGGAACATCTTCTTGACCTGAATCGGCATAATGGTCACGTTTCCAATCTTCCTCGTCTGAATAAGAAGCCTGTCCATCTCCTGTTCTATATACTTGACCATTCCAAGTAATTTTTCCTATAAATCCTGCCGCTCCATTGTTTTCACGAGTTAAAATTTCTAATCGTGCAGTATTACTTGGAAGTGGAAAATCATAAGTTTTAAGATAGGCTCCTGATTCTCCAAATGAAGTTCCTACTTCTGTTTCATTTCCATTTTCATCAAAAGAAGTTATAGTAAAATTATTATCAACTCTAAGTGTAATTCTATTTGCAGTTCCTGTTCCATGATAAGGACTTATTCTTGCCTTATGTTCTCTTTCACCATATTGAATATCTGATCCATCTGGATTCTTTAAAGGAATATCATCAATTACAATCAATTCGTCATTTTGTGTATAGGTTTGGTCTATAACATATGCATCTTTAATTGTTAAGATACCATTTCCCCTACCCTCTTCGTCTGCTTTCATTAATGATGTAAATCCACTATCTTCTGTTGCAAATGTGGCTTGAACTTTATTCTCTTCTATAAATGTAATCAATCCAGTTGTCGGTGAATCTTCTTCTTCTACTCTTTCTTTAGATACAAATGGAGTTGGTTTTCCATTAACTGCTCCTGCTTCAACTTGAACATTCGTAATCCACCTAGCACCAATTGTTGTTTCACTTGCAGTTTGACCTAAATTTAATTTTATACTTCCATTAGAATTTGTTGGTATTGTTATTATAGAATATCTTTGTTCCCAAGTAGTCATTCCAACTTCTTTAGTATCATTAACTAATGTAGAATCATTAAAATTTATAAATGTTCCGTCAGATTCTACTTGTCCAAAAAATAATCTTTTTTGAAGTTCTGGCCAATCTTGGGAAAAATGTACCCAACAACTAATTATATAACTTTCACCTGGAATACCATTTAATAAGAGTTGATAAACATTGTCGGTTTCATTTGATATGTGTTCTAAAACATATCTACTATTACCTGGATTAGCTTCTGTACGAATTTCATAATTATCTCTTTTAACTCCAAGTTCAGATATATCTTTTCCCTCTTGAAAATCACCATTGGTTACTAAGTTTTGAATGGCTGGAATTATTTCATTATCAACTACTGGAGTATATCTTGTTATTTGTTCATCTACTCTATCATAATCTATAACAAAGGCATCTCTTAGTTTAAGAGTTCCACCTTCCATTGCACTATCTAATGTTATATTTCCACCATTTATAGTTGCAACATTTCCATCTATATTAAATGTTATATTAGATTCTCCACTTACATCTGAATATGACAAACAAGTATAACCCAACAATCTAAATTGTTCAAAATAATCTGGATCAACAATAGCAGGATTTGGTCTTAATCTTATTTCAGTTCGAGATGGTGAAATTTCTTGTAACCAAAACTTATCATCTTGAACAAGTAGTTCTATATCTCTTCCCTTGTCGTCAAGTAAACGAGCTTCTACTTCACCTTCTACAAAATAACTAGCATATATTTTACCATTTGTTTCTATCATATACTGACCAGTATAGATACTCTTATCACGCTTTTTAGTTAATATAAATTTATTAGAACCACCTATTTGTCTTAGAAAATTATATACTATTTTATATGTTCCTCGTTCATAACCAAGACCTCTAACATGAGAACCAATATCTAAATTATTTGGAAGTGGATATTGAAGTTGTCCAGAAGCAAGATAATTATCATTTGTATCATAAACACAATACTCTATTATATCTGAAGTAAGCGTCCCAAAAGGAGCCAATATATCACCATCAGTTAAACCATCAATTGCAATTAATGGTAAATCTTTCTGTTGTAATCTTGATAATTTTCCTGTATTGGAATCAAGTGTTAATTGTTTTTTCTTACTCATTAGAATTCCGTAAATTCTCTATCTATTATTTTTTTAGTTTCTTCTGTTTCTTCGTATTTGAAATATCCATGTTGATATGAAAGAGAAGAATTTTCAGTATAACTTGTTCCATCAGTTCCTTGTCCTGGATTTATTTTTTCAAACAAAATAATATTTTTAGATTTTGAATCTCTAAGAATACCATCTTCTACATTACCAGCTTCAGTTCTTTTTTCTATCATTTCTAAATACTTAGATTCATCTCCTGTTACAAGTCCTTGATAAAATGGAAGATTATCTAATTCATCTTTTGTATATGGCATTATGTCATCTCCCTACCAAAGAAATCATAATTAAGTTTAATATATTTGTTCCATTCATCTGGAACTTCCTCTTCTTCATAAATTGCTTCTACTGGACATTCAGGATCACAGGCTCCACAATCAATACATTCTTCAGGATCAATGTATAATTGTAATCCATCAACTGTATCTAATGTAGGAACTTCTGCTCCTGCTCCATCTTTATCGATTGGGCCGTGAATACAATCTACTGGACATACATCCACACAGGCTGTATCACAAGTTCCCACACAAGGTTCTACTATTATAAATGCCATTATTTATCTCACTACTTTAAAGGAATGTTTCTCATCATAAAACTCTACTGTTTCATCTGATGTTCCACTTCCACTTACAATTTTATATTCAATTCTATAAAATCTTTCTGATTGTAATCCGTTCAACCAAAAATTAAAATAATTTCCTGTTGAATCACAACTAACTATTGAACCTGTTCCATATGGAACAACAATATCTTCTGTATATGCATCTTTTATCTGATAATATGTACTACCACTTGGTAGATATTTTACAGTTGTATATCCTGTACTATATCCACTTGTTGCATATGATTTTTCAGGATATCTTTCTCTACCTATAATTCTAAATTTTACTTTTGATTTTTCTTTATATTCAGGTCGTAATCCTCTCATATACAAAACCATATCTTGTAAATTATCAGATGTTAGTGGACTTAATGAACCAGTAGCCCAAGTTGAATCATCCCAAACTACTTCTAATTTAGGTTGATAAATTGTATTGGTATCTCTACCAAAGAATACAAAATGTCCATACTTTGTGTTATTACCCTCTTCTACATTTGAATCTGCATTTCCCATACTACCACTTCTCTTTAACATAAATCCTTCATTTGGAACAGTTCCATGTAACCACTTCCAAACAATATCAGTAACATCCATTCTTAAATCTTTTGGTTCGTGAGTAAATGATTGAGATGCTTCATATCCACTTCCACTATACCAAGTTCCACCAGATGCTGTTATTGCAGCTGACCAATTTGTTGCATCATCATTATTATCTTTATACTTCCAACTTGCCCCATCTTCTATAAGTGGATTTGCTTGTGCTCTTCCTGAACCCATTTCCCAAGATTGACTAACTGGATATCCATATAATGTTTGTGATATATGTAACTCATTAGAATTTGCATCATATAAATTTAAATGAAATTTAGTTTTTGAACCAGAAGTAATCAATCCAGACGATACTGATTCGGAAATATAAGTCATATCAAATTTAATTAAGGCACGAGAAACATTTACTACAGAACCATCTGGATTAGTATCTTTTCTAATTTCAAGTATTTCATCAAGTCCAGTATTTAAACTTTGACTTACTTCATATAATGTTGTATCTTTGGTTGCGTATTCAAAATAATGCATTATAAGTCTCCCATCACCCTACCTCGTATATCAGAGTCGGGATATTTAACTTCAAATATTGCAGGATCTACTGACGGATAAACAACACCATTAAAAGTTGCAGAATGTAAATCATAAATATTATCAGAATAATCTACTCCACCTATAGTTCCAAATTTATTAGAAACTTGAACGAGTTCTGTGCTATTTTCAAAAGGTTTGACAACGGTTGCCACTCCTTCTACAGATAACAATTCAGAAGATATATCAGCTAAAACAATTGGTTGATTTATTTGCCATTTATCTATCATAAAATATCTTTTTAATTTTTCAACACAACCTAACAAAACTTCATTTTTATTAAATCCTCTTTTGGTATAAATTGCAAAATCAATTCCTATATTACATATCCAAGCATCTTTAAGTTGTACTGCATCTGTCATGATTCTATATTGACTTAAATAAGTTTTTATATTTTCTTTAACTGCGTTATTTAAACCAACTAATTTTTTATCATTGTTATAACCTAACAAAAACATATTTAATGCTAACGGATTAGGTTGAAATGTAGGATCACCTTCGTTTTGTCCCATAGCAGCCACTTGTTCATCTTGTAACATAAATACTTTTGCAACATTACCATACTTTGGTGGTAATGAATACACACGAGTAATATAATCATCCTTTGTTACTGCTCTACTTTGTGCTTGAAAGTAAGCTGCTGCATTTACTCTTACATCTTCGAGTGTTTCTGCACCACCACCTCCAGTTGCTGAATCTGCGTTTGTTATTGCAGTTGAATCCAATGTAGATGTTTTTATATTTGTATCTAATGATAAAGAACTATCAAATTCTGGAGTATGTGATGTAATATTATTAATTGTGCTTGATGCAACATTATCTTCAACTCCACCCCCATATGAATACTGAATTGTGAGAGTTGTATTAGTTGGACATTGACCATATGTTTCAGTATTTAAAAAGTTTGCTGGATCAAAAGCCGTATCAAGAAAACTTGGTGTTCCTGGTAAATTAGAACCAACAGAACTTGGATTTGGAATTATCTCTTCATCAGCTCCTGTAGCTACTCCAGAACCAAATCTCATTTCTGTTTTACCATCTGGTCTAACATAAGTTTTAAATCTTTTAGATGTCTTTTTAAGTTTCAAAAGAAATGGTGCAAAATTTCTACCACCCACTAAATCTGGAGAATTGTTTGTAGTGTTTTCCATTTCTGCATATACCGTATCTTGTGCCAAAAAAGGAACTTCATACCACTTGTTTCCATCACCATCTGTTACTGAAATTATTTCTAATACGGGTTGTTGTGAAAGTGCAATTCTTTTATATTTTTCTGCGTCTCCAAAGGTTACATATTCAGTAGTAACAGTTCCACTTATTGCCTTTACTTGTTTTTTTAATAACCACTTTGTAACATTACTTTCATCATCAACTTCAAAAATATCATCTACTCTTGGACTTAACGAACTTGAATCTCTAAATGTTACATTTTCTTGAGTTCTAAAAACCGTTCCATTAGTTGCAGTACCTTGCATTCCTGCTGGAATATTTAAACAATAATCTTCGTTTGGTCCTCTTAGTCCAGTATCGGCATCTGCTGTATCTACTGCAGGAACTGTTTGAAATACATCAAGAGTTACGGTTGCAGGTGAAGCCTGTCTTGGTTTATATCCATATCCTTGTGCAATTTCATATATGGTTTTCTTTTCTTCTGCAAAAGCTAACATACTTTCTTTAAATTGTTCGTCCATGTAATAGGACAATGTATCACCAACATATGATGCCATTTCTATAAACATCATACCTGGGTCTGATTCGTTAAAATCATTATATGTATTTGGGAAGTATGTTTTGGCAAATTCTATAAGACCATCTCTGAATGCAGAAAAATCTTTATTTAAATATTTTACGTCTTTACTGACTCCCTTTGTAGCCATTTCGTTCTCCCTTATTGATTAATAGCCGATTCAAATTGGTCAAAACTTACTGATACAGTTCCAAACCTATCGGGTTCAAATGACAATCCAAAATCTATTGTTATATTAACTTGATTAATATTATAATCTGGCATTGTAATTTCTATATTTTTAATGTTTATATATGGCAACCAAGTTCCTAAAGATGTTCTAATTGAATCTTCTAATATATCATTAAAATCTTCATTCATTGGTTCAAATAATATTGAATGTAAATTTGAACCAAACTCTGGTTGTCCAAGTCTTTCACCTGGAATAGTTTTCAACAAATTAATAATATTATATTTTGCTTGTTGAAGTGTAGTTTTAGTTTGTTTAAAGTATCCAGAATCAGAATATCCCATAGGAAGTTTTAATCCAATATGTATATCTGGATTTAAATCTTTTTCTCTTGCTCCCATTTATATTCTCCTATTGACTTATTATATCTTGACCAACTATCAAGCCATTTTTTACTATAATTCTTTTTCTAATGTATGTCAAAGTTCCATCTGCATTTTCAACAACATCAGTTACAATATAATCTTCTGTAATTCCTTCGTATTCATCTCTACTATCGTGTGTTTTATATCCACCTGCAACTAAAGTTCCATCTGTTTTTATTTCACCAAACTTAAAATTAAGATTTAATTTATCAAATATTTTTTTTAATACTATTATTTGTTTAGACTCGTCAATGTTTGCTTTAGCAACTGTTTTAAATCTTTTTAATAATCTTGATAATCTTGATTTTTTAGATTTAGGATTAGTCTGAACTTGTCTAATATTTAACTGATTTCCTCTACCTATAAAAAGACTTCCAGGTAATCTATTTTCTAAATATGATTTATTATCAAGTCT